TCATATGATACACCATCAAAAACTGTTTGAAAAACATGTCCTCTAGGAATAGTCATATCTGAAAGTGTAGGGAAAGTTCCGTCTGCATTCACAACATTGTTAAGTGCAATATCTAAGAGAGCAGATGATACCTTTTCAGATGCAGGTGTAAAACCTAAATCCTTGGCACGAGATACTACATTCTTTCTAATTTGGGCAGAATCTAAAAAGAGTTCTGACGCTGCAATATTAGTATTGACTGCACCAATGTGTGATGAGTATGCAAGTAGGTCAATCAATGTTGACATTGTTGAACCTTCGAAGTTATAATCTTTTAACTTCTCTTGTCCTTTAAGATATGCTTTTAGGTTATCTGAGATTGCATCGAAATCTAATTCTGTAATGTTTATTTGTGAACTCTTTGTTGCCATTATCTTGCCCTTTTAAGTGTCATGTTGACTTCTTGATTCGGCATACCATTCAAAATTGTATAATTTATTGTGATGTGCAAATCATTATTTCTTTTTATTGTGAATTGAGGTATTACATTTGAAACTCTTGGTTCAAAATCCTCAATAACTTCTTTAATTTTCATTTGTGCAGTTTTGACTCTTCTTTCAGTGTTAAGTGCAAACAACAAGTCTCTCATTCCACCAGCAAGAGCAGGTTTGAATGGTCTTTCATAGTAATTCGTCAACATGATATTCTTAATTGACTGTTTGATTGCATCTGAGTCTTTCTTAATTGTTAAATCACCTGTTATAGGGTGTGCAGTAAAGTTCATGTCTAAATCTGCATAAACTTCCTTCGCTGCTACATTCTTTCCTTGTGATTTTAAATCTGCCATATATCTATTTATACTCCCTATTTACCTTTTACTGAAGTATATTTACCTGCACTTGAACCACCTTTGATAGTTGTTTCATGTTTGTGGGTTGCAAGTGTTATTCCATTTCCAGCATCTGTTGATACATCACCAACTGCGTCAATTGTAGAATCATTTGTTTGGGCACCAGTGACATGAAGTGTTCCTGTGACTGTAGTATCTGATATAATCTCTGTTGTATTATTACCTGTTATTGTTATCTTGCCTTCTGATAATACATCTGTTGTTCCTTTAAGAATATCTGCTTTAAGATTGCCTTCTGTTATCTCAGAAGTCACATCTCCTTTTAAAACTTTAAGGTCTACATTTCCTGTATCGATTGTTATATTTACATTACCATGTCCTACTTGTAAGTCTGCGTTACCAGCAATATACACTTTGTCATCTTTGAGTATTGCAGTATAGTTATTGTTTACTATTCTTGTGACTTCTGAACCGTCTGCATGAATCTCATGGAAGGTTCCTGACCTATGATGAACATTTATTCTTTCTGATTTTGGGGTGTCATCAATTTCAAAAACATGGCCGGCCTCGGTTTGCAAAACCTTATTGTAAGGATATACAGGTTTTGCTTGGACATCCACAAAATCTCCTAGAATCTTTTGTGTTTGTGGGTGAACCATACCACCATTTATTGCATGGTCTAAAACTCCACCTCTTGCAATAGAAGATAAATCTGATTCTTCCGTATATAAAGGATAGTAAGGCAACATATCTGCAGTCACCTCTAATTCTGTTATAGTAGAACCTGTATTATCATAATTGATTGAAAGTTCTTTTGGTGTTTTTGGTGCAGTGTCTATTGCAGTTGATAAACCATGTGAACGATTTGGTGCTTGTTCAGGATTCGGTCCGTCTGGAGTATCTTTATACTCATCAACAGTTAATCTTCTAGGGTCATTGAATCCTTTTTCAATATTTCTGTTTAGTAATTCATCTTTAGTTGTTTCTTTATAACCTTTCTGAGGAATACCAGCAGACACATGAGTTATAACAGGGTCTTGTCTAGTTTTACCATCTCTGAAGAATCCAAAAACTGTAGAACCCTCAATAAGTCCATGTTGAGTTCCTATTCCAGATAATCCTGCAGTTGTTGTTGGTAATAAAACTTGTGCCCACGGCAGGTCAGGAGTTGCGATGTATTGTTTGTTTTCGGAATGAATACCGTGTATTCTTACACGAACTCTTCCTACCTTTAAAGGGTCTTGTCTATCTTCAACTATTCCATAAAATGTTATCATGCTTCTCTCGGTGTTGCAGTATTGTCTAGTGGTGTTGCAGTTTCTACTTTCTGCATGTAAGATTCTTTAACACATTCCATTGTCATTGTACCTGTCAATTGTTGTGGGTCACCAGTTATTTTTAAATCTGTTATAAGATATCTATCATCGTTTAATTTATCTGATGTATCTTGTTCTGAAGTTGGTTCCGCAGCAGGAAGTGATATTTGAACAATTTGTCCTACATTCATATCAGTTCTTAGAGGAACAGTCACAACTATTCGATGTTGATTCAATATTTCAAGAAGTGCATTTCTTTCTAGTGTCGCATTGTCTCTATTTTCCTTTCCTCTGAAAAGTTCTTGAGCAGTCAAATCCTCATTGTCATCATATGAGTGTCTCATATCACTTGCCTCAATGAAAAACGCGTTAAAATGCTGGTTTGGAGGTAAGTCAACATCTACTTCTGAATATGATGGTGGTTCTCCTTCACCCACTGCGTTTTCTACTGTAAATGTATACTCATATTCACCATTATGAATCATAGGAAAACCAGATAGATGTTTACCTCTTTTAAATGTTTCTTCCATATCATAAACTTCTTCTGATTCTAATTTACGCAAAGGGTCATATACTTTCATGTGGGATGCATAAGCACCTCTGACTGTACCTCTTAATGTATCAAACATTTGTGGTTTTCTATACTTTAGAATCTGACTATTCAAACCACCAGGAGCATTTAAGTCCATATCTTCTGTTGGGGATGAATTTCTAGGTTTCATAGTGAATGCAACAGGAAATTCTTGTGAAAACATTTCATCAATCGATTTAAATCTAAACCCACCATTTAATGTTTGAAAGAAGAACATAGCATTTCTATAATTAGTATCACCACCTATATTTGCCTCTTTGACACAATAGTCTATGATGTTATTTGTAGTCCAGTTAGGAACTATGAATTGAAAATTGTCTGGTTTGGTTTCTTCCCAATGGTCGAATTCTTCCATAGGAATCTTTGCTTCATTTACAAGAACATTCTCTAACATGTCATCATAAGAACCTCTTAATGTTCTACTCAATCTAGTTCTTTGTAGATTAAATAACCTAGGTTCACATAAACTCAATATGTATGATTGAATCTTTTCTCCTTCTCTGGAAATATTGTCTGCTTTAAATACTCTGAATGTTTTATCAATACTATACATTGCATCTGCAGTATCACCCATACCTTCTTTTTGTTTGATTGATATACGAATGAATTCTTGTCCTGTAAACCGATAGTTCTTTAATAGATTAAGACCATCAACAATACCCACAACAGCAGATGAAAATTTTCTATGTATACTTTCAGTCAAAGAAAACTCACCAACAACTCCTGAGATATCTAAAGTCTCACCGAATTGATTGACTAGTGCTAGAGATTCTACTAGGAATTCTCCTTGTTTTAAAGTGCTCATATTATGATGCCATTACTTTTTCGAATTCTGATACAACTCTTCTTATATATTCAGGTCTTATAACCTTTATCTTTCTTGCTTTCTCATTCATCTCATAGTCATGTGTATAGTAAGTCACTGGTGAAAAACCTGTTGAGAATGTGTTTCTTTTAAAACCTTCTGAGTTAACATAATGGTCAACACCATCAGAACCGTTTTGAACTGATGATACGGTGAATGATTTACCACTCACTTTACCTGTGACTACATCGTTTGCATTCCAAGTTCCACCTGCAACACCAATTCTATTAAATGTGGGTTGAACTGATATAACATTACCTTTTTGTGTTCCTGTTTCAATTATTTCTCCCAACAACCATTTACCTGTTGAACTTACTATGTCTGTTGAGTTAGTTGAAGTCAACCAATATTCAGGATACATTTCTTTCATGTTATTTTCAAATGTGGTTTGGTCTTTATACCATTGATAATAATTATCCATTTCATTGACTAAGAAAAATGTCCAATGTAAATCACTATCACCATATAATCTATCTGCAACAACATCTGGTCTCTCACCGTCTTGTATTTCATAAAATGTGTATGAGATTACACTGTTAACAGATTCCTGTTCTATTGTAGACTTTCTAAAGAAGTCTTTAATGGTGACAATCTTACCTGTCGATAAAGTATATTGTATTTCTGGAAAGTTTTTAAATAATTGATTTGACATATTTTACCTTATGGATTTTTCTTTTTCGATTTAGAATCTTTTATTGCTTGTTCACCCGCTGTACCTGCAGCCATATTGGCGTCTCTAGCATCAGCGTCTGATGCATTTTCATCAATAATACTAGGCATAGATTTAAGACCTGATTCTGCACCTCTTTTGTTTGCAGTAATTTCTTGATAAGATTCTTGTGTAAGTATTTTAAGTTCTTTAAATCCTAAATCCATTTTAATACTTGTTGGTTGTCCTTCTTTAAAGAAGGTCATAGAAGTTGAGTCTCCCTCATAAGTGACTTTGCAACTCTCTAAAACCATAGGAAGATATCCGTCAACTTTACCTGCAATCGGTCCTTCTAACTCTGCTTTCCATGTATTGGGATAGTTAAAGAATCCTTCTGCATCTGATGACGCTGCACCCAATGCCGGATATGTATCAGGTAACATTGCAGTTTTAAAATAATAGATAATATCATTTATCATATCTGCCTCTTTTTCAGAACTTGGTGACATAGTGTAAGAAAATGATAATGTTCTAAAGTCAACACCTTCTAATGACATTTCTTGCATAGGGTTAACTGCCTTACCTTGCATAATAAACATTGCATTACCTGTCATACTGTTCAAAAGTTTTGACGCTGCTTGTGATAACCCTTGAATCATACCAGTAATAAATCCTGTTCCACCTTGTGCCGCTCCTCTTGCAAGTGAACCAACATCTTTTGCGGAATACTTAACAGAAGCCTCTTGTTC